TGAGGACCTAGCAATCAACGGTACTGGTACAGGAGCGAACAACTTCCTTAACATTATGGAAGGTTTCGTAAGCCGTACTAAGACCGATGGATATGCACACGAATACGTTGCTACTATCGCTAACAATGCATTTACACCAGAGGTTCTACAGCAAGTTGTAGACCGTCTGCCTCGTAAGTACCGTGCTCTAAAGAATGGTCTGAAGTTCTACGCAGGAACATCAGCATTCCAGGGCATCGTAAGAAACCACGGAACTCTTTCTGGAAACATCTGGACTGAAGACTACCGTAACGCTTACCTTGCAGGTACTGACCAGGTTATCGGTCAGGCTCGTGCTACACGTGTACTAGGTATTCCTGTTATGGAAGTACCTTACTACCCAGAAGGCTTCGTAGACCTAACCTTCCCAAGCAACCGCATTTGGGGTTTCCAGCGAGACATCACTGTAAACCGTGAGTACGTTGCCAAGAAGGACACCATTGAGTACACCGTATTCGTACGTTTCGGTATTCAGTGGGAAGAGCAGGACGCTATCGCATACGTTGACAGCGATTCTGTTGACTCAAGCCTATAATCTTGAGTTGCCCAACTTGGAGGGGGTAGGAGCTTCGGCTTCTACCCCTTTCTACTTTATTATCTGCTATAATGTAAACTGGAGGAAATCATGTCAGATGAAACACTAAATGAAACTACAACCGATATTGTTGTAGACGACGTACAAGTAAGCCTAGAAGTAACCTCGTCGGGTACAAAGGCAGGAATTGAAACAAACGAAAATGGTGTAATTACAACACCAGCAAAGAAGCGTGGCAAACCAGCCCCATCAGTTATGGTAGTTAACGGAGCTATTGGTTCGCCAGGAGCAGAAAGACAAGACAAGCCAAAAATTGTAGCAGAGCCAAAGAAAAAAGAAACAGTTGCAGTATACTCAACTAGAAATGTTATGTGGGAAGGCGTTGGAGAAGTAAAGCGTGGCTATAACTTCTTAACACCAGTGCAAGCAGAAAAGTGGTTGACAAGAGTTCACACTAGACTGGCAACACCAGCAGAAATTAAAGAGGCGTTTGATAATTAGTGGAGATTCTTAGAGTAGACACAACAACAACACCATTTCAACTTGGAACTCAAAAGTTTCAGTTTCCAATCGTTGTTGATGGATATGCTAGTACAGTAGTAAGAGTAAACGTTACGGACCTTTCAGACTCTACTCTTGTTATGGATGCTGTACAAGCTACCACTACTTCTGCATCAAAGCTAACCATTTCAGTACCACTCAAGTACGACGCTGATTACAAAATTCAAGTCTATAATACTAGTGCAACACCTGCAGCAGCCAACCTAATTTACGAAGACTTTTACGAAATCCGTAGACCTTATGTAGACCCAAACACTAAGGCTACCACTGCTACAGACATTGCAACTTACGCAGCTAACGAACAACTAGCCAGAGCAATTATTGATTCAATTGTCACAGATGGTTTTTACTACAAGAAGAAGGCTATTCTTGCAATTGGCAATGGTAGCGACTTTATTCCAGTATGGGATAATGTAAAGAGTATTGTTTCTGTTTACGAGAATAACGTTCTTGTTACCGCTAAAACATTTGAACTTACTGTAGATGGTTCTGCAATTACGCAAACCTATACAGGAGAACTAAACCGAAGTGAGTCAGCACCAGTATTGCTGCCAGCATCTAACTCTGACTATACAGAGCTAATCTATGGATATACTGGTTTTCCAAGAGAGTATGACTACAAGATTATTGCTGAAGTGGGATACCTAAATATTCCAGCAGACATAAAGAAGGCAACCGAGTTGCTTATTGAAGACATTAGCTGTGGAAGACTAGATTACTACAAGAGATATATTGGTTCATACAACACAGACCAGTTTAAAATTCAGTTTGACAAAGCAGTGTTTGAAGGAACTGGCAATATTCTAGTGGATAAAATTCTAGAAAAATACAAAAAGCCAGTGACACGCCCAGGAGTGTTGTAGCGTGGGAATATGCGAAACCCCAGACTTCATGTTCCCAATGCTTGCAGATATCTACTATCCAATTGTTGAGCAGGGTGCTTATGGAGATGTTAAGAAAAACTGGGTATTAGATAAAACAATTGCTTGTCAATTTAACACAGCAGGAACAGCAAACAAAGAAGACCTTAGACCAGAAGTAAAGCTATTGCAAGATTCAGCACTTATTGGAAGAGTCAAAAGTGATATTCGTTTTTCTAGTGAAGACCAAAGAAACGGTCTGACAAATATTCTTGTTACAAACATTACAGATAAGAATGGTAATCTTGTTTATCTAGAAACATCTGGAACTCGTGCAGGACAGTCAACACTTTTTGAAGTAGCTACATTTGACCCATTTCTAGGTCCATTTGGAAATGTAGAGTTTTACAAGATTATTCTAAGACGCTCAGAAAATCAGGCGGTAGACCTGTGATATCTGTAAAGTTTGACGATAAAGAGTTGTTTAATGACATTATGAATATTGTAAAATATTCAGAAGGCTTTGTTGATGGTGCTAATAGGGGTAAGTCAAAATTTTTACAAGAGCTTGGAGTGATTACTGTTGAAATGGCAAAAGAGTTTATTGATACAAATGCTAGACTTGACCCACAAAGACTTCATCACATTTATGAATGGTATCTAACAGGTAGTCCAGATGCAAGACTTTATGATATTGACTATACCGTATCTAACAGTAGGGTTGCATTCAAACATTCGTTCAAACAGTCTCAGTCTGTCAGCAGAGGCTCTACAACACCATTCTACAATAAAGCAGAAGTTATGGAAAGTGGTATTGCAGTTACCATTAAGCCAAAGTCTGCAAACGTTTTAGCGTTTGACGATAATGGAGAAACATACTTTAGACCAGGACCAATCAAAGTGGATAATCCTGGTGGACAAGTGCAAGGACAGTTTGAAAAGGTGCTAAATATATTTTTTAATCAGTATTTTACACAATCTTTCCTAAGAGCATCTGGAATTGCCTTTAATCTAGAAAATCCAGCAGAATTCCACAGAAACTTGAGAAAGCGTAGTGGTCGTGCAGAAGGAATTAAAGCAGGGTATAATTGGATAGTAGGAGCAGCTAAATGACAACAACATCAATCTTAAATACACCAATGCTATGGGTTAACCACTATCTAAAAGAAAAGCTAGAGACGCTAGGTTTTGACACGGTGCCATTTTTTCCAAGCATACCATCAACCATTGACAACCTAACATCAAGTTTTCCAGAAGGTGGAGTAATGTGTACATACGACAGACTTATTCGTATGCGTAGAAGACCGTTTCCACACATTAAGTGTGAACAGGCAGTTTATTACTTTTATGCTACAGCAGAAAACTCAGTTGTAAACATGGTCAAGATTACTGAAAAGATTCTCAGACTTATGGACCGTGAAGATGAAACAGCAGAAGAAATAAATAAATGGCAAAAAGCAAAAGGCTCAATTAACGTAGAGGGTATCACCATTGAGCCAAATTTCTACTTCCACAATTTCAAGGTATATCAGCTTGAAGAAGTGCGAGACATCATTGACTTTGGTACTGCTAGAACCTATGGCGGTAACAAGATTATTATTGAGTATGACTACCACATGGTTGACCAAGAATCAATTTAATCATAAACGGTGTGTATACTTATATTGAGGAAACACCCCCCATAATTCCATAAGAATAAGAGGTGAAAAAATTATGGCATATACACGTGGTTCAAGCACTAACATTATCGTTGGTGCAGCAGCTCTCTTCGCATTCGAAGGTGGCGAAATGGGTTACGACGACCTACCAAACGCACAAGGAGCACTTTCTTACAAGGAAACTCTATCAAACGATGCGGACTTCCGTAACGTTGGTTACACCAGCAACGGTCTAGAGCTAACATTTGCTCCAGATTTTGGTGAGGTGTCGGTAGACCAGGTTCTTGACGTAGCAAAACTTTACAAGCAGGGTATGACAGTTAACATGAATACCAGCTTTGCAGAGGCTACACTAGAAAACCTAGTTCTAGCTCTAGCTCGTCCATCAACCGATGCTTTTGTATCGTCTGGCACAACTAAACTCGGTGGAGAAGACACACTACAGCTTTCCGCAGGAGAGCTTGGAGAATGTCCAATCGAACGAGGTTTGGTGGCAGTTGGTCCAGGTACTGGCGACTGTGCACAAGGTAGCTCAATTGAGCGTATCTATGTTGCATACCGTGCTATCTCTATTGAGAGCGTTACAGTATCGGCAAAGCGTGATGAAGCGACAATGTTTGACGTTTCATTCCGTCTACTTCCAAACAACACAGCATCGTACGGTAGAATCGTTGACCGCACACTAGCAGATGGAAACAAACTATCGTCTCCAAACTCGCCAGCAGTGAGCGAATCGTTCTAACAAAATATAACTTAATAGCTGAGACTCCCCTTACTTCGGTAGGGGGAGTTTCTTTTTGGTATACTATATAGATGGCTACTAAAATATATGAATCTGGGTATATAGAACTCACAGACGGAACACAACTACACATAACACCACTAAAGATATTTTATCTTAGGGACTTGATGGATGTATTTAGCAACTTTAAAGATGCTGTGTCAGAAGACGATACTGTAAATATGCTACTTGAGTGTGGAGCAATTGCCATGAAGCAATACTATCCGTCAATTACAAGTGCAGAAGAACTAGCAGATAGCTTAGACATGGATACCCTGTATGAACTTCTTGACCTGTCTGCAGGGATTAAGCTAAAAAACAAAGAACAAACTGAAGATACACCACAAAAACAGGTATCCGACAATCCACCTGGATGGGATTCTATAGACCTGGCTATACTAGAGTCAGAGGTATTCTTGCTGGGCATTTGGAAAGACTACGAAGAACTAGAACGTTCTCTATCACTACCAGAACTAATGAGCACACTAAATGCAAAAAGAGATGCAGACTATAATGAAAAGAAATTTTTTGCTGCAATTCAAGGGGTAGACCTTGACGCACAGTCTGGAAATAAAGAACAAGACCCATGGGAAAAGATTAAAGCTAAAGTATTTAGCGGTGGAGCAACAGATAACCCAGACGACGTTTTATCCCTGCAAGGACAAAATGCACAAAAAGCTGGCTTTGGCATTGGCATGGGTCTTGGCTATGAAAAGTGGGATTAATAAACCTCTTTTGTGTTATAATTTATTTATCAACCTATAGGAGGAACAATGGCAACAACCATTAACGAACCAAAAGAAATCACTCTGCCTGACGGAACCGTCATTGCAGTACGACCACTAAAAATCTCAATTCTTCGTGAGTTTATGAAAACATTCACAAGCATCGAAGATGTTGCAGAAGACAACGATAAATCAATGGACCTTCTAATCGAATGTGTTAGAATCGCCATGCGTCAGTACAAGCCAGAGCTTGCAGAAGACGCAGCAAAGCTAGAAGATATTCTAGACTTGCCAACCGTATACCGCATTATTGAAGAGGCATCTGGAACTGTAGTAAACAACCAGTTTGTCGGCGGTAGAGGCTAATAAAACAAAAGAGGTAATAATGAATGTCTGAAATCAACTCTGACTTAAATGTAAATATCGATATTAATGCTGGTGGAGCACTAGCAGCGATTAAAGCACTTCAGTCAAGGATTTCAGACTTTCATACCTCGCTGGCTAAAGGTAGTGCAACAGCCAATCTAAAGTCACTACAAATGCAGCAGTCGCTGATTGACACACTTAATGCAACTGGTCAATTCTCAGCACAGATGAAAACTGTTGCATCATCAACTCAAACTTTTACTACAGCACTTGAAAAGAACAAGCTGTCAATGGGACAGTACTTTAGGTACGCTGGTGGAGCATCAAAGAGCTTCGGTAGATTCTTTAAGACAGAAATGGATACCATTCAAAAGGTAGCCATTGAAAGAGTTAAAGACCTGCAAACACAATACATAAAAATGGGTCGTGACGCTAATGGAGCGTTGAAGACAATTGCAGTAAGACCACTAGCACTTGACATGAAAAATCTGGCAACACAGACCCAGATTGCTGCACAGAAGCAACAGCTTCTAAACCAACTTCTAAAGCAGGGTTCTACAAACCTTCTAAACTTTGGTAAGAATACCCAG